GTATGATTTCCAAGAAGAACTAATTACAAACTTTCATCAAAATAGATTTAATATCGCAAAACTTCCAAGACAGACAGGAAAATCTACTACTGTTGTTTCTTATCTTCTTCATTATGCTTTATTCAATGATAATATAAGAATTGCAATTCTAGCAAACAAAGCAGAAACAGCAAGAGAACTTTTAGGTAGATTGCAACTGTCTTATGAAAATTTACCAAAGTGGTTACAGCAAGGTGTTGGTTCTTGGAATAAAGGTTCATTGGAACTTGAAAATGGTTCCAAAATCGTAGCTGCATCTACATCATCTTCTGCTGTTCGAGGAAACTCTTTCAATATTATTTTCTTGGACGAATTTGCGTTCATTCCAAATCATATTGCGGAACAGTTCTTCTCTTCTGTTTATCCTACTATTTCTTCAGGTCAAAGCACAAAGGTTATTATCATCTCAACTCCCAATGGGATGAATATGTTTTATAAACTTTGGCACGATGCTGAAAGAGGAAAAAATGGATATGTTCCATTAGAAGTCCATTGGTCTGCAGTTCCTGGTAGGGATGCAGAGTGGAAACGACAAACAATTGCGAATACTTCTGAAAGACAATTCACACAGGAGTTTGAATGTGAGTTTCTGGGGTCTGTTGATACTTTGATTACTCCATCAAAGTTGAGAATGATGGTTTATGATGACCCACTCACCAGAAGTAAAGGAATGGATGTATATGAAGAACCAATTGAAAAGCACACATATTTGATGACGGTGGACGTATCCCGTGGAATGAGTAATGATTACTCTGCGTTTATCGTATTTGACATTAGTCAATTCCCATATAAGGTAGTTGCAAAATATCGAAATAATGAAATTAAACCTATGCTTTTTCCAAATATCATTCACGAAGTTGCAAAGGCATATAATAAAGCATTTGTTCTTGCTGAAGTCAATGATATTGGAGAGCAAGTATCAAGTATACTTCATTTTGATTTGGAGTACGATAATATTTTGATGTGCTCGATGAGAGGAAGAGCAGGTCAAATGGTAGGTCAGGGATTTTCTGGAAAGAAAACTCAACTTGGAATTAAAATGTCTAAAACAGTTAAAAAAGTTGGATGTTCTAATTTAAAAACAATTATTGAAGATGATAAATTGGTCATCAAAGATTATGATATCATTAGTGAACTAACTACTTTTATTCAAAAAAGTCAATCCTTTGAAGCAGAAGAAGGATGTAATGATGACCTTGCGATGTGTCTTGTAATTTTTGCTTGGTTAGTCGTTCAAGATTATTTCAAAGAAATGACAGACAATGATGTTCGTAAAAGAATATATGAAGATCAAAAAGACCAAATCGAACAAGATATGGCACCATTTGGTTTTATGTCTGATGGATTGAGTGATGAAACATCATTTGTTGATAATGATGGTGATAGATGGCATTTAGATGAGTATGGTGATAGATCTTATATGTGGGAATATCAATAATGAGTTTTGAAGAAGAACTTGAATTGGATAATTTATTATTTAAAGAAAGAAAATGTAGAACTTGTAAGATAAAAAAAGATTTATTAAATGATTTTTATTTGACTAGGAAAAATAGAAAGGGGTTTCCCTCTGCCTACTCATATGAATGCAAAGAGTGTACTGTGAATAGAATTATCAATAGTAGAAAAAAACAATCACAAAAAGCCATAGATTATCAATATCCAGACTGGTAATTGTTCGTGCATTGTTTCCCCATTTGAAGAATAACAATTTATAAATACTTTTAGGCAAAATGAACTTCTTCACGAGGGGAAACAGATGGCGTTAAATTTAGTATCACCAGGCGTCAGGGTACGAGAAGTTGACTTGACTGTCGGTGGAATTACCGCAGCAAATAATCAAGTTGGAGCTATTACTGGTCCTTTTCAAAAAGGTCCAGTTGATGTTCCTATTTTAATTGAAACAGAGAATGATTTACTCAACACATTTGGAAAACCAATTTCATCAGACGCACAATATGAATATTGGTTAGGTGCTTCTTCATATCTTTCTTATGGTGGTGTTTTAAGAGTTGTGAGATGTAATGGAACAAACTTAAACAACTCAAATTCTGGAGTATCTGCTTCATCAGTTACATTAAAAATCAAATCAACTGAAGATTATAATAACAATTATTCTACTGCTACTAGTTGGTATTGGGCTTCAAGAAATCCAGGTTCTTGGGCGAATAACTTAAAAGTTTGTGTAGTTGATGCGGCAGCAGACCAAAGAATTGCAATTGGAACTTTTGGATTAACTGTTGGATATGCAGTTACTGCTGCTTTCTCTCAATCAGTTGCTGGTGTTGGAACTGTAATAACAGAAACAGGAGTTCTTAAGGGTATTATTACTAAAGTTAATTCTAGTTCGATTGATGTAAAAGTTACTGCAAAATCTTCTGGTGCTGGTTCTACTGCATTTACTGCAACTTATTACTCTGAAGGAAGTGTGAATGCATTTGGTGCTGGAAATATCAAAATTACAGATAATTCTGGAAATTTTGTTAAAATTGAAGAAGCATCAGTTTCAAGATTTTATGGTGTAGTTTCTGTTGGTTCGACATTAATTTATCCAGTAAATGCATCTACAAATCTTCCAACTACATCAATTACCGCAGGACAATTTATTGTTCCAGTTACTGGTTCTTCTCTTGCAGATGGAACTACTTATACCGTAGGAATTGCAACCACAGTTTATGGTGTTTCGCAAACTGCACTTGGATTAAGTACAGCAGCAAATGGTTCTGGAACAGTACAATTTGCAGTTCTTAATATTGCTGCTAATGGTGAAACAATTGAAGCACCTTCAGATTGGTACAATCAACAAACTTTGGGATTAACAAATTCCACTGTTTATTGGAGAAATATTGCACCAAGACCAAGAACTTCTGAATATGCTTCACAAAGAAATGGAGCAAATGATGAAATTCACGTTGTTGTTGTTGATGATACTGGAGCAGTAACTGGTACTGCTGGAAATATTGTAGAAAAATATACAAATCTTTCCAAAGCATCCGATGCGAAGATTTCTCCATCAGAACCAAATTACTATAAAGATATTATTGCTGCAAATTCACAATACATTTTCCCTGGATTTGCTCCAACTGGTGCTGATACAAAATTTGCAACAGTATCTGGAGTTGGATCAGCAACTGATACTACTTGGGGTTTAACAGCACAAGATAATATATTCAACTGTATTGGAGCAACTACCTACAATTTAACTGGTGGTACAGATTATTCTGGAACTGGGAATGTTGGTGGTTATTCAGTTTCTTTAGCAGATGTAATTAGTGGATATAGAAACTTCACAAATCCAGCAGAATATCAAATCAACTTCTTAATTGGTGGTCCTTCTGGTGGTGCTACAATTTATGATTCACAAGCAAAAGCAAATGAATTAATCGCAATTGCAGATAATCGTAAGGACTGTGTTGCTACCATTTCACCACATAGAGCAGGTGTTGTTGACGTAGCAAACTCTGATACGCAAACCAATAATATTGTTAGTTTCTTTGACCCATTAACTTCATCTTCTTACGCAGTATTCGATACTGGTTATAAGTACGTTTATGATAGATTTAATAATCAATTTAGATATATTGCTTGTAATGCTGATGTTGCTGGATTGATGGCTAGAACATCAATCAATCAATATCCTTGGTTCTCACCTGCTGGTGCAAACAGAGGAGCATTGAATAATGCAGTTAAACTTGCATACAATCCTTCACAAGCACAAAGAGACCTTCTTTATCCAAAGAGAATTAATCCAATTATCTTCTCTCCTGGTGCTGGTATTATTCTCTTTGGTGATAAAACTGCTCTATCGTACACTTCAGCATTTGATAGAATTAACGTTCGTCGTTTATTCTTAACTCTCGAAGCAACAATTGAAAGAGCAGCAAGAGCACAACTCTTTGAGTTTAATGATACAATCACTAGAGCAAACTTTATTAATATTGTTGACCCTTATCTCCGTGATGTGAAGTCAAAAAGAGGTATTACTGATTTCGTTGTTGTTTGTGATGAATCAAACAATACTCCTGATGTTATCGATGGAAATCAGTTTAAGGCTGATATTTACATTAAACCCGCAAGATCAATCAACTTTATTGGATTGACTTTTGTTGCTACTCGCACGGGAGTCAGCTTTGAAGAAATTATCGGTACTGTTTAATTAACGAGGTAAAAAACAATGGCTGTCAATCAAGCAACTGGTGGTGGCATTTCACCAGGTCAAAGAACTTTAAATGACTTCAAGAATAGAATTTCTGGAGGTGGAGCAAGACCTAACCTCTTTGAATGTGAAATTAATTTTCCTACTGCTGCATTTAGTGGTGATGGAGATGCAAATGCATTATCAGAAAAAACTAGATTTTTAGTTAAAGCAGCATCATTACCTGGTTCAACTATCAATGTAATTGATATTCCTTTTAGAGGAAGAAATCTTAAAATCGCAGGTGATAGAACATTTGATCCTTGGACGATTACAGTAATTAATGATGTTGACTTCAAAGTTAGAAATGCATTTGAGAGATGGATGAACTATATGAATAAACACGAAGATAATTCAGGAGAACTTAATCCTGTTAATTATCAAAAAGATATGAAGGTTTATCAACTCGGCAAAGCAGCAGTTGATATTAATATGGCATCTAATAATGCAATGAATATTCTTAAATCTTATGCATTTTATGGTACATTCCCAACTGCTATTAGTGCAATTGATCTTTCATATGATCAAGCAGACACTATTGAAGAGTTTACAGTAGATCTTCAAGTTCAATGGTGGGATGCTCTTGATACTGCTGGAAATAGCTTACTTGGTTCTGGAACTCAAGACAAATTTGGACCAGAATCAGTCACTACCGACTACTAATAAATAGTAGAACAAGGTCAATAACGTTACTATGGCAAAATTGTTTGGTTTTAAGTTTGAAGATAATAGGGAGAAGCAATCTAAAAAGATTGTTTCTCCCATTCCTCGTAATGATGAAGATAAATCAGACTTTTATATTTCAAGTGGTTTCTACGGTCAATACGTAGATATAGAAGGTGTTTATAAGACTGAAGCAGATTTAATCAGAAGATATCGTGAGATGGCTTTACATCCAGAATGCGATAGTGCGATTGAAGATGTTGTAAATGAAGCAATTGTATCAGATTTGAATGATTCTCCAGTAGAGATAGACCTTTCAAATCTCCCTGCTTCTGATAAACTAAAAGATATTATTCGAGAAGAATTTAAATATCTCAAAGAAATTATGGACTTCGATAAGAAGTGCCATGAGATTTTTAGAAATTGGTATATTGATGGTAGAATTTATTATCATAAAGTAATTGATTTTGATAAACCATCAGAAGGAATTAAAGAGGTAAGATATATTGATGCGTTAAAAATTAAGTATATAAGAAAATTAAAAAAAGATAATAAAGATGCTTTTGGAGCTCAATATAGAAATATTGTAAATGGAAAAAACCAAGTTGATTTTAGCAATCAAGAAGTAGAAGAATTTTATATGTATGACCCAAATGTTGGGTCATCACAAAATGCTACATATCGAGTATCAGATGTAAACAACGTAAAAATCGCAAAGGATGCGATTGTATATGTTACTTCTGGTCTTGTAGATAGAAATAAGCAAACAGTTCTTTCATTCCTTCATAAAGCAATCAAGGCACTCAATCAATTAAGAATGATTGAAGATAGTCTTGTGATTTATAGACTTTCAAGAGCACCAGAACGTAGAATTTTCTATATTGATGTTGGTAATCTTCCAAAGATTAAAGCAGAGCAGTATCTGCGTGATGTTATGAATCGTTATAGAAACAAACTTGTCTATGATGCAAGTACTGGTGAGATTCGTGATGACCGCAAGTATATGGCAATGCTTGAGGATTTCTGGCTTCCAAGAAGAGAAGGTGGAAGAGGAACCGAAATCACCACCTTACCTGGAGGACAAAATCTTGGAGAACTTGCTGATATTGAATATTTCCAAAAGAAACTTTATGATTCATTAGGTGTTCCACCAACAAGACTTGCTGCAGAAAGTGGATTTAATCTTGGTCGTTCATCAGAAATTTTAAGAGATGAACTTAAGTTCACTCGTTTTGTTGGAAGATTGAGAAAGAGATTTTCTCAAATTTTTATTGATTTACTGAAAACTCAATTAATTCTCAAAAATATTGTATCACTTGAAGATTGGGATGTATTATCAGACCACATTCAGTTTGACTATGTTTATGATAATCATTTTTCTGATTTAAAGAAAAATGAATTGATGAATGATAAGTTGGGTGTTGTTGCTGCGATGGACCCATATCTTGGTCGTTATTTCTCCGCAGAATATGTAAGAAAAGAAATTCTCGGTCAAACTGATAGTGAAATCAAAGAAATCAACGCACAAATGAAGAAAGAAATTAAGGATGGAATTATTCCAGACCCAGCAGCAATGATGAATCCAATGGGTATGGGTGGTCCACAAGACCAAAGTCAAAACCAACTTGGAACAATGCCCCAAGAACCAGGATTGACTGATAATCAAACAGGTGTTGATTTAGGGTCTGCTGGGGAATTATAAATATTTTTAGTTAAAACTATTATAACTATGGACGATTTAATGGATATGATTTTAACTGATGAATCCCCTACGGACATCAGCGATAAGATTAAAGAAATTCTTTTTGCTAAATCAGCAGAAAATGTTAATGCTGTAAGACCAGAAGTTGCCGCAAGTCTCTTTGGTGATGTTGAGGATTGATAAGTGAATGAATTTGAAGGAGACTATAATGACTTATCTGATTTCTTTTCAACAATAAGTACTGGAAAAAAAATTATCAAAGAAAAAAAAGAATCTTTAATTGGAAATTCTTTTGATGAACTTTTTTTGTCTCCTTTAAGTGAAGATATTAATTTGATATCAAAGAAAAAAGCAAAAGAACAAAAGACAATAAAAGCATTTGAGAATTGGTTATATTCAGAAACACCAACACAACAAGAACAAGTAATTGAAGATGTAATTGAAGAATCTTTAGATGAAGTTCTTGAGGTTTTGGAAGAATATAAAGAAGAACTAGAAGAACCAAAAAATGAACTGATTGAAAGGTCATTAGGTCTTCTTGCTGAACCTTCAAATGTTAAGCAACAAAATGACCCACTAACTCCTCTGGACCAAAAGTTCGCAACACTTGAAGATTTAGAGAAACATTATAAACTCTTTCTTTCTCGCATTCAACAACAACTCTCTACAATCGGTGGTGGTGGAGAAACTCGTTTGAGATATTTGGATGACGTTGTAGGTGTTGCAACTAATTCTGCTGCTTATGATGGTAAAGTTCTGTCCTGGAATTCAACAACAAACAAAGCAGAATTTTCAACATCTATTGGAGAAATTTTAAGTAATGAAACTCTGGAT